CTCGTTAGAGATCTACATGACCTGGAATGCCTAACCCTTCTATTACGAAAGGCAGACATGAAAAGTCTGGTAAGTCTCTTGCAGCATATCCTCCAAGACATGGAGGATAGGTGTCACGTAAGCACCACTCGTGATTTAAAAACAATCATGAGTCGTATTGAAGATGAGGGGTTATCATTTTTAACAATAACCCTGTCAAACTTTGGTTCAGACCTCCAAAAGGCCTTGGACCAAGGTTTTGTCGATCACTCTCTCTTTAGTGGTTTCCACTTTAGAGGAGGTCTCCCCCTGTTTCTAGGAGTTTTCCTTGATCTTATCTTCAATCGTGGTACCGGTCGGTTACATCCAGATCCTGATTTGGATGCCATATTTTTAGTTCGTCAATTAACATTGATGTTCTCAAAAATACGGCTTGATGTCTCTGAGAAGAGACGTCAGGCTTCCATTTCAAAATACCTGGAGTGTGAATATGAAGTACGAAGTAATGATGTTTTTCGAGTCCCCTCAAGCTCTGCAGAGGTGCCTTTGGCACCAAATGCAAGGCAGCGGAGGTTCGAACATCTTGCCAACCTTGTTTTCGGAAGAGTGTTCGTCGACGTGGCTAATGCCATCTACGATGAGCGCCTACTTCCAAAACATGGCCCCGGCTCAACGGCTGATAGACTCTCTGGAAACAGAAAGTACTACAACGCCGTCTGGACCGATCGCTTGGAAGCTATTTTCCCTGCTGGGAGATACGCTTCTGCGAACTTCCGAGATTATCTCGAAAGGGGATTCGTACATCACGACCCCGGTGCAGAAATACCCGTTCGGGTAATTACTGTACCTAAAACGATGAAAACACCCCGAATCATAGCTATGGAACCTACGCATATGCAATATATGCAACAAGCTCTTTTAGCTGCGTTCGTTGATGCGATTGAGCGAGATTCTCTCGCAAAATCGTTGATGGGTTTCATGGACCAGACGCCTAATCAGCGCCTTGCTATGGAAGGATCTCGAAAAGGGACCCTAGCAACACTAGATCTTAGTGAAGCTTCCGATCGTGTTTCCAATCAGCATGTACGGGCGATGTTTGCACGTCACAGTCTCTTGGCAGAGGCCGTGGATGCTACTCGTTCCCGGAAGGCTGACGTTCCTGGTCACGGAGTGATCCGTTTGGCCAAGTTCGCGT